ACGGCGTAAGGCTTATCAAGATGGTCGCAATATTCTTGCGATTCTATAACGGTTATACGCTGACGCAGTTGATGAAAGAACCAGCACACTGGTTCTTTTCTCTGTTGAATCAAGCTTTCAAATTGGATGCTGAAGAACATTTGAAACTGTTGGGCGTGTCGGCATACCCACACATGAAACAGCAGCAGGCAAATGAATTGCGTCGTGCTTATGTTGACAACAGTCGTGATATACTTGAGATATTGAAAGACTATGATGACAACAGTGGTATTGAGAAATTAAAGAAAGAAATGTGAAACGAAAATGGCAGAAAAAATCGGCACAATCTACTACGACCTAGACTTGGACGATTCCAAGTATAAGTCGAAGTCAAAAGCGGCTGGTCAAGATGCCGACACATTTGGTGCAAAACTCAAAGGCGCAACAGTCGAAATGGCGGCACTTGGTGCGGCAGCTGGTTTGGCACTCAATCAAGTAGTCAATTGGCTTGAAAAGTCTGTTGATGCCGCTGTGAAGCAGCAAAACGCATTGATGGGGTTGTCTTCAGTTGCAAAGGGTACTGGAAACGACATCGACGCAACCAAGAAAGCAGCGCAAGAATTGGCGTCTGATGGTTTGATGCCATTGGGTGATTCGGCGGCTGGTTTGAAAAACCTGTTGGCAGCTGGATTCAGTTTGCCGCAAGCAATCAAGCTGATGGAACGATTCAAGGATTCGGCGGCATTTGGTCGTCAAGGGTCATTGGAATTCGGTCAAGCAATCGTCGGTGCGACAGAGGGTATCAAGAACGGAAACAGCGCACTGGTCGACAACGCTGGTGTCACCAAAAACTTGTCGAACATGCTTGTCGATGCAGGCTATTCAGCACAAGACTTGGCGAAAGCTGGTGATGACGTCGGCGTGCGCATGGCGCTATACAACGGAATTATCAAGGAAACAACCAACCAGCAAGGCGACGCCGCAAAACTTGCTGATTCATTCGGTGGTGCATTGGCACGTCAAAAGACACAAGCCACCAATCTACAAGTGGCAATCGGTACGGCGCTTCAACCAGTGCTGACGAAAATCATGGAAACCATCGCACCGTTGCTTGAAAAGTTTGTCAATTGGGTCAAGGAAAATCCAAAACTTGTGGCAGCCATTGCAGCAACCGTCACGGTATTGTTGGGCTTGTTGGCTGTTTTCGGCATCGTAGGCGCAGCGATAGCGGCATTCATGGCAATTGGTACGGTTGGCGTCGTTGCGGCGGCTGTGGCGGCTGGTATAGCGGTTCTGGTGGGCATCTTCATATACTTTGGTGACACAATCAAAGCCGTGGGCAAAGCAATCGGCACATTCATCGGCAATATCGTTCAGTGGTTCAAAGACAACTTCGAAACCATCAAGAAAGTCGTGTTGACCGTTTTGGCTGTCGCATTCGCACCATTGATTGCCACGGTACTGGTCATCGTCGGCGTGTTCAAGCTGTTGGTTTGGATTGTGCAACAGGTATGGAACATCTTCACCACCGTCTTCAATGCGGTGTGGGCTGTGGTGCAATTCGTCTTCAACGGCATCATGATGTTATGGACAACAATTCTTCAACCAGTATTCAATGCCATCATGTTCGTACTTGGTGCGCTTTTCCAAATATGGTGGTCAATCTTCACAGGCATCTTGACCGTCGTGTGGACTATCGTTTCAACCATAGCGCAAATCATCTTCGTCATACTACTTGGTGTCTTCAACTGGATTGTGAACACGTTCTTGAAGCCACTGTTCAATTTCTACGTCGCAGTATTCACCGCAATCTGGAATGTGATTTCAACGGTGTTCAACGCCATCTGGAACGTCATTTCAACCGTGGCTGGTGCAATCTGGAACGTGATTGTGTCGGTATTCAATGCGGTACTGAACTTCGTGCGTGGCGTCTTCAACTGGATTCGTGACGCAATCATTTCACCGATAATGGCAGCATACAACCGAATTGCAGGCATCGTCGGCAATATCAAAGACGCTGTGGTCGGCGGTATTCGCAAGGCTATCGACGGCATCAAGAATTTCGTCGGTGACGCAATCAACGCTGGAAAGAACCTGATTGACGGAATCGTAAAAGGTGTGTCGGGCGCAAAAGATGCAGTCGTGAACAAGGTGAAAGAAATCGCAAGTGGCGCATTGGATGCAGTCAAAAAATTCTTCGGCATCAAATCACCATCAAGGGTCATGGCACAAATGGGTGACTTCATGATGCAGGGTATGCAGAACGGCATTGAACGTGCTGGTTCAGCCGTCGTGAAAGCCGCCACGACCATTTCAGGCAAAATCAGCGACGGCATGTCAGACAGCTTGCAGAACGTGTCACAGGGCGCAAGAAACGTCGTTGGCGTATATCGTGGCATGTATGGCACATTGAACGCAATGGACATGGCATCAGCTGGTGCGCTTTCTGGTAGCATTTCAGCAATGAACGGTGCAGCTGACGCAAATCCAAACGGTGCAATCGCACAAGCGCCAATCAACGTGACGCTTGAGCAAAGCGGAATCGTTGCACGTTCACGAAGCGAATTCCGTGACATCATTGCTGATGGGCTTGAAGCGGTCAACGAAGATTTGCGTGCAAGAGGGTATGACGAAATTGGGGGCGGTAAAGTGAAAGGACAGAGTACAGCATAATGGCAACAAAAGACATGAGCATCATAGTAGATTCAACGGTTTTGCCGCTATATTCCACGTTGCGTGAGATTCCGACAGCGATTGAAAGCGAAAATGTCACGTTGGATGGTTCAATGTACACGGATTTTACCGCAAACCGTCGTGCATGGGCTGTTGGATGGGAAAAGCTGAAAGCCGATGACTATGACACCATTCGTGCGCTATACAATGCGCAATATGCGAATGAAGCAATTCCAATCGTTGAAATACCTGAATATGGAATCACAGCGACGATGAAGCTTGTCATCAGCGAACGTGACATCAGACTGAATGGCGAAATCATACAAGGCTTCACGCTGACACTAAAAGAACAATATGCGGTAAGTTAGGGGGCGCAACATGCAGACGACGACATCAGCGTTCAGCCAAAAAGCAAACGGTGCGATGCGAAGAATCACGCATCGTGCTTTGATGTCGTTTCCAAGACAGTATTTGCCATCTGTCACATTCTTCACAATCGGCGTATCAACCATCGGTGGTTCTGACATCATCAAAGGTGTTGGCGATGTAGTGGCTGAATGGGACAAATACCAATACGATGACTATTCATACCGCATCAAAAGCATTGAAGTCACACGCCAAGAAGAAAACTTCAATTCAACCACGCTTGCGCAAGCCGACGTGGTGATGGAAAATCACGACAACTATTTCACGCCGAACCGTGGTTCAGTGATTGACGAATTCATTTTGCCATACCGACCAATCAAATTGGCTGGTGGTTTCGGATTTGAAGCCGTGCCGCAATTCGTTGGATTGACTGAAAAGATGCCATCTGTCGAAGAAAAGTCAAAAACGATTTCGCTTCATTGCATCGACTTCATGTATTCGCTATTCAACAGACCGCTTGACCAAGCCGTCATGTACCAAGACATGCGAACTGATGAAATACTTGCAGCGCTGTTGGTTGCGTTCGGTATATCACCAACACAGTATCAGTTCGACATTGGCTTCAACATCATCGCTTTCGCTTTCTTTGACAAGGGTTCAAAGTTCGGTGACGTCGTGAAGAAACTGATGCAAGCTGAAATGGGTCGTTTCTACATGGATGAAGAAGGTGTCATCAGATTCAAGAATCGGCAAAACTATTCGTCATCACCTGTATGGTTCTTCAATGAAAGCAACATCATCGACATTCAAACCAGCAAGCAAGACGACATCATCAACGTAGTTGAAATCAAAGCCAACGTGCGTGAAGTGCAGGCAAATCAAAAGTTTTGGGAATTGCAATCAGCCGTTCGTGTGCCAGCTGGTTCATCGCTGACATTATGGGCTGACTTCGAAGACCCTGTGACCACCGTTGATGACCCTGTATACATCACCAGCGCAACAACTTCGCTATACACCACCAACACGGCTGAAGATGGTTCAGGTAGTGCAGTTTCAAGCAACTTTTCATTATCGGGAAATACACAGTTTTCAAAGTCTTATCAGATGGAATTCACCAACACCAACAGTTTCGACGTATTCATCACGACGCTTGAATTGTTTGCAAGACCAGCGAAAATTGTCAAAGAATTGTACATTCGTGAAGAAGACAGCACTAGTGTCGGAAAGTACGATGAACGTGTGCTGACAATCGAAAACGAATTTTTCAATGATGAGGGTGAAGCACAGTCGAAAGCAAAAATCATTCTTGATGATGAATCTGAATATGCCAACACATACATCTTGACGGTGAAAGGAAATCCAGCGCTTCAAATTGGTGATGCGGTCAATGTGTCGGTATTTGGCAGCGCCGACGTATTTGTCATCAAGAAATTCGTCAACCGATGGGAAGCTGGAAAGTTTTCGCAAATACTGACTGTCAAAAAGAAAACATTCCGAACATTCTTCACTGTCGGCATTTCAACAATTGGTGGTGTGGATGTGATAGCGCCATGACGATGCTTTCAGATAAACGAACAAGGGTTCACGCAGTGCCATTCCGTGGCATGTGGTTTTCAAATTTGAACTATGGCGGCGTTGGCAATACGCTTGATGATGGTCAAGCAGACGGTGACTTGCGCAACTTTTCATTGGGTAGTTCAACGCAATTGCGCATTTGTACACCAGCCAAAGGTGATTTGATTGAAGCACGACTGACGACACAATTCACAGTGCCAAACACGGCAGGCACGACGCTTGAACTGTATATCGGAAACTTCGCATCTGATGGCATAACGCCAAACACTGTTTCAGCTTCAGAAATATCACGAATGCACAAAATACTGACAGGACGTGACACGCCATTCAGCTATGCGGCAGGCGAAGAAGTATTCATCGACGGATTGAGCTTGATGCAGCTGATACCAAAGCGTGGCGATGCTACATTCAACGAAGATGCTTTCATTCTTGGCTTGAAACTGACGTTGGCTGGTTCGTCAGCGCAATGGTATTTGAGTAGATTTCAGGTTGATTGCAGCACACAGATTGCAGAGGTGAAGAAATGAAAAGTGATACTGGACAATTGAAAGTTGGTCGACCAGACGCAGGGTTGGACGGTGGTTTCATATTCGAACAGTATTGCGGTGGCAAAGGTGGCGGCGGTTGTCTTGACCCACTTGGTGTGACAGGGATTGCCATTCCATACAAGATGCCACGTTCGATTGTTCGTCATCGTCGCATATTGCTAGAAAACAAAGAGTTCAACGGCGTGCGCATATACACCGACGGCGGCGCTGTCGGGTTGTGTGACCATTCACTTGGTTCTGAAGTCGGTTTCTACTTGGCACTATCAATCGACGGAAATTTGACAGCGGCGCAAATGCAACAGCAAGGAAAATTCATCAGCGGCGTTTTGCCATACGACATTGAATTTCTTGCCAAAGATATACCGCAACCGAAAGAACCAAGCTATGATGGGTATATCTATTTGCAATACTATTGGGGCAATGCAGGGTACATCAATGAGGGTGGCGCAATTGACCAGTATTCAATGAGAATCAAAAAACATGACTATGATATTGAGCTTTGACCATGAGTGAATCAAGCAAACACCATTTCTATCACTACACAGCAAGGTCGATTGCGCTTGTTGACATGGCGTGGTGTGGCGGCAAAATACTTTTGTATGTGATGCCACCTGAAAAAGCACTGACGATTGAAAACCTATATGTTCATTTCAAAGCCACTTTCGACAGCGGCGTGTCGTCTGGACAGCAAATCGTCAAATCAATATCGGTCATCGACAAGCGACCACAATTCTACGATTCGAACAGTGACGCCACATACTTGCGCACGCTGGACTTGAACATTGCCGCCGACGTCGACAGAAAAGTTGACATCAAAGTCGACATTTCGCACTTGCTGAAGAAAGACAATGTGGCATTCCGTGAATACTTCAGTGATAGTAGTCAAACAGGCTTGACGTATGTCATGATAGAACCAGACGATGCACTATTGGGTGAAATAAATATTGGAAGAATCGACTTATGGAAAATAGACGCACAATTCACTACGCAGGGAATACGGTAGCGATACCACATCCAAGCCGCAAGAACCTGAAGCGGCGATTCAGCGGCAACCCTTTGAAGAAAGAGGTGATGAACGATACTGTTGAAATAAAGCCGATGACAGTCATTCCAAAAGTATGCGCCACGACGCAATGTGTCTGGTGTTCGGTGCAGTTCGAAAGTGAAGCCATCAGATGCCGTGTATGCGGCAATTGCCAATATTGCGGCATGTTTTGCACGTCGAAGAACGAATGCAGCAATTGCGGAAATACGTTGCCGCCAGAATTGCGTTCAGACGAACCACGTCGTGTTGTAAGATTTGAATGAAATGATGCTATAATCGAAAACATAAGGGAAACGAAAAAATATGCAAGCAAATGACCAAATAATCAATGAAATGCTTCGGAATCTACCGCAAGACCAGCAAAATCAATTTGCCGCAATTTTGCGCAACGAAGTGGCATATGAAGTCGTTTGCAACACCAAAGACGTCACTGAAGACCGTGACGTGCCGACACTTGATGAAGATGGAAATGAACAATTCTACAAATCAGGTGAACGCAAAGGTCAGCTGAAGACCCACAAAGAAACTGTCGTTGTTCAGCGTGGCACAAATGGTCGTGTCATAGCGTACATCAACAAAGACGGTTCTGTGACACCATTGAAAGATGAAAACGGTGACATGTGGCTTCGTTCTTCACGCCGTCGTACTGATGGCGAATACGGCTTTGAATGCTGGTGTGGGCAAGATTCACGCATTGCACCGAATGAAGCAGGCATATTGAAAGCAGACGGCACACAGCCGACCAAAGAAGATTTGTACCAGATGGCTGAAAACTTGCAGAAATCACCACCGAAATACGCTACAATAAACCATGAACGTGATGTTGATGGTTTCATCATTCGAAAGGTAGGAAAATAGAAAATGGCATACACAGCATGGTCGGTTGTATACGGTGAACAGCCAACAGCCGCAAAATGGAATCAATTGGGCGCAAACGACGCTGGATTCAAAGACGGCACAAACATAGACAACTTGGCTATTCTGACACGTCATCTTGCTGATGCAAATGTCACAAGCGCAAAACTTGCTGAAGCGTTCTTCAGAGGTCGCAAACAAGCCAACACAACAAATTCAGCACCAACAGGTTTGTCGATACAGCACGGATGGGGTTTTATACAAGGAAACGGCACAACAAGTCTTTCTGAAACAGTGACTTTCCCTGTTGCATTTTCTTCACCACCAGTCGTATTTTTGACACAATTGTCGGCAAGACTAACAGCTGATGGTGCGCCGACTGACACAAATGGATTCACAACGGGATGGTCGGGTGCAGCTGGATGTCTAACGGATGACATAACCACGACAAACTTTTTGGTCAGCCTGATTGGAAGCGGCGTGCATAATTCATCATTTAATTTTGGCTACGCATGGATTGCGATAGGAACTCAAGCATAGGGGTTCAACGCTATGGACTTGAGCGCACTAGTACAAAATTTCGGCTTTCCAGTAGCGGCAGCCGTTTTTTTCATCTGGATGTTCGTATCACAAGCCAAAGAACACAAGCAAGATTTGAAAGATATTGCCGTCAAATCAGTACAGGCAATTGACGCTGGAACTGAAGCAATCAAAGATAGTACCGAACAAATAAAACTGAACAATGTTCGTTTGGATGAAAATTCGCACAGTCTTGGCGAAACTAATGTGCTATTGTCGCAACAAAGGGGTCGAAGCAATGGCACTGGAAGCGGTAACTAGTATGTTGGCAGCAGCAACCATAATCGGTATAATTTTGATAAGCGGTGGCGCTAGAATGTGGGTTCGGAAAAAATTTGACGTGACTGAACACTTTGAAAACATCGACAAAGCCGTGCAACGTCAACAACTAGCGAAAAGGAAGCTTCACAGTGTTCAAACCAAATAAAATCAAAAGATTCAAAATCAACCATCGACAGGCGTTTGACGCCATCACGGTTGCCGCCATCGTCTTCGGATTGATGGCGCTTGTTGCGTTGATATACTATCAAGCACGACCACTGAAGCTTGCTGACATCAAAGTGCCAGTTGCTACCGACAAAGCCACATACTACCCATCACAAGACGTCAGCGGCATATTCTTTGGTGAAACACACTACAAGGGTGATGTGAAGATTCTTCGTGAAGTGTTCTGTTCAAACTACCGTGGCGTGATTGCACCACCAAAAGAATCAGCAGAGGGTGAATTTTTCAGCACGCAAGCAAGAGAAAGAAAGCTTGAGGGTGAAACGGTATTCATCGGCACGCTACCAGCCAACGTGCCAATCGGTTCAAACTGTGTGATTCAATTCACCAACGTGTACGACATCCAGACGCCATTCGGCGTGCGGCACGAAACAATTCAGTATTATACGCAAAACTTCAGCATTGTTGCCAAAGAAGAAAAGCAGGAACGTGAAAAACTTCAGAATCAGCAGCAACAGCAGCAGTTGCAAGAAAGCGGTTCAACTTCATTTGTGGGTGGTGGTGACGATAATTCGCAAAACAATCAAACAACCACAAACAACACGACAAACAACAATGCCGTGCCACCATCCAACCAAGAACCAGCCGAACCAGTACAGCCACCACAGCGATGTACCGTTGATTTATTGGGAATCAAACTGCTTTGTCGATAAGTGGTATCATAAGCATATGAACTAATGAAAGGAAAAATGACGATATGAGCTATCAACTACTACCGTTCAGACAATCACCAAACTACACGCCAGCTGGTCAAACAGCGGCTTTTTATGGTCGACCACGCATCATCACATTCGGTGCTGGTCATTGGTGGGATGACCCGACACGCTTTCCATCATTCAGTGGTGTCGTTGCCACATTGATGAATGCAGCACGTCAGGCGTCAGCGCAAGACGTTGTGGGTGATGGCGTTGTTCAGCCACTTGTGCGCAAAGAAGACACATCATGGGCAACAGGCAGCGCAAATCCATTCACATATTCGATTGAGTGCGACCCACAAATCATCTACCGATGGCGTGCAGGCGGTGACAAAGCGAAAGCAAACCGCATCTTCGAAACACTTTGTGAACGTATTGCTGACGTGAACATGCACAACACACCATGGTCACCGCATTGGCGCTGGATGACCACTGGTTGCAATCCTATTGATTGGGCTGATGTGAACCGACGTGCGAAAGAAATTTGGCAACAGAAATATGGTTCACCATCCACGCCGCCACCAGCACAAAACGCAAACATTGTTTGGGAAAAGCTACCAGCACCAGTGGCATACGTCACCAACAAGCAGCCAACCAAGCTTTGGAATTTCAACCAAACGCAATGGGGTGGATTCGGCAACGGTGTTCGTGATTTCAACAGAGGTGAACAAATTGTCATCTATGGTCGTGCAATCAACAAGACATTGAATGCCACATATCTGGTCACACAATACAGCTTTGAAAAGCGAATCACCAACGGCTTCAATGCCAACGACTTGACTGTGTACGTCGCACCAGCACCAGTGCCAGTGACACCAGAATGGCAAAAGAATCTGAAAGACATCACACCAGTGAAGTTGATGGTTCTGACGCCACAGACACCGATTGTGAATTTGAACGACGGCAGCGTCATCAAACAACTTGGTCAAGGTACATGGATTGACTTCAGCAAATCAACCACAGTTGGCGGTGTCGAATATCTTGTTTCAAGCTATTCAGCAACACAGGCAATGCCGAACGGCATCAAACGTGCAGACGTCGGCGTGCCAGCTGAACCACCAGTCAATGAAAAACCAGAATGGCTGAAGAATTGGCAAGACATCACCGACGTGCCGATGTACGCAAGGGCAGACACAGACTTGGTGAATCTTGAAGATGGTTCAACAGTCAAAGTCATTCCAAGGGGTACAAAGCTTGATATTTCCAGCACCACTGAATGGCACGGTCACAAATACGCCATCACCGTATACAGCACCGACAAGAAGATTGCCAACGGTATACGGCTTGATGACTTGGACATGAAACCAGTTGACGCCGATGGTGGCGATGTTGAACCAGCACCAACACAACCAACCATCGAAGAAAACGTGAACTGGTTGATGAAAGCCGTCAAAGCAATATTGGCTTTCTTGAACATAAAGGTATAGAAAGGAACATACCAAAATGAACGTGATTGAATTTCTACAAACAATAGTGGTTTCGGGTGCGGCAGTCGTCGCAGTTGTGCAATTCCTGAAATCGAACTTCGTGCCAGCCACGGTGTTCAACAAATACCCACGTCTGACGACGTTTGCGGCATCTGTCGTTGCAACGCTGGTTGCAGTATGGCAAAAGTGCCAAGACGTCGTTGCAGGCTGTCAGACGCTTCTTCAGCAGCCACTTGACTACGTTGCGGCTGTCGTCGGCATCTTCTTGATTGCCGTCATGCTGTACAACAACGTATTGCGTGACAAGCCACAAAGCTGATACAATCGTGAAGTTGTTCAGTAGCACGACAGGCAAAGACCGTGTGGCGGTTTCCGTCATCCTGTCGGCAGTCGAACACATCAAGCTTGAGGTTGAGTTTGAAGCACGAAAGCCACCGAAAGGTGGTTTTTTTGCACCTCTGTTATATCAACGAAAGTACAGAAAAGTATTGACAAATAAGACAATCAGTGCTATACTGTAAGCAGAATCAAGAATGAATTATGCGTATTGATTCCACATTCAGCGAATGGTCACCGACAAGTGATTGCGTAACTGAAGAAGATTTGTCGAAAATTGCAAAGCCGTCTATCAAAGGGCGGTTTTTGTTTTGTCTGGAAAAGTACAGAAAAGTATTGACAATTGAAGTTTGATGAAATACAATAGAATCATAATCAAAGAAAGGTATATTTGACGATATGCAAAACAACATCACAATCACAGCGGAATTGCCAAAGCATCCAGTTGGAACAAAATTCACATGGGTGCGCAGCCGAAGCGAACGTCACAACGTCGAAGTCGTTGGCTATCACATCGAACACAACACCGATACTGGAAAGACTGACGTCACCTATCGCATACAATACAATCTTGGTGACATTCAAGTCATGACCGCAACCGTGGCACGTTCAACAGTCGACATGGCTGTCATGAGGGCAAAATAATGGCAACCGAACAATACACCAAGCAAATACAATGCCCTGAACACGCACAGGGCGACCACACAGCCGTTCTGTACACGTTTGGGCATCAATACGCTGGAATATGGGAATGCCCAGTCACAGGCGCTTCAGACAGCTGTGAACACGAATCAACGCATGTCGAATCGGTCACACAAGACCATTTGGGCTTTCAAGGTCACTACCAGACCGAACATTCAATCTACGTTTGCGACAATTGTGAATGCCAAGTTGACGGTGACCCCGAAGCTGATGCAGCTGAAGACCGTGCCGACGCCGAAGCAGACAATTGGCGTGATGAATAACTAATCAAGAAAGGGGTGTCATGAAGACAACCGAAACAATAACCAAGAAGTACCAAATCACCAAAGACTTGGTGGTCACAGTAAAGTCAGACCCGATTGCGCAAGATGGCATGGTCGAAACTTGGAAAAACACAGTGACCATCAAAAAGGTAGTCGAAAAGCTTGACCCGATTTCATTCAAGGATGGTGACGCCATCGCTGAATTCGTCGGTGAAATGGACTTCGACGACCCACAAATGTCAATGCTTGATGAAGACGGAAACCCACGCCAACAGGATGACGAAGACGATGAATCAGCATAGTCAGCAAGCAACACTGTTTGATTCATACAAGCTGACAAAGGTCGAGGGAATCAGCAAGATGCCCACCGACGCAGCGTTTCACGCATTCCATCGTGCAAACCCATGGGTCGTGAAAGAGTTGGAAAAGATAGCATGGGAAATGTTGCGCAGCGGTAGAAAGAAAATCGGCATTCAAGCTTGCATTGAAATCTTTCGTTGGGAAACACGCCGCCACACTATCAGCCACGATTTCAAAATCAACAATAATTTTGCGTCACGATACGCACGTTTGATTCATGACCGAAACCCACATTGGGGTCAAGTCTTTGAACTACGCAACATCAAGAAAGGATGAAGCACGATATGAATGAGAATACATATTCAGAATTTGCCAAAGTAGACGGCAGCAACATTCAAGTGTTCGCAATGCAGCTGGACGGTGACAAGCTTGTTTGGTCAATCGGTGGAACGCAAGGCGGCATCGGTGCGCAAATCGGTGACAGCACTTCAGATGCCGTGAAATCACTCAAGGAACTGAAGAAGCAAATCGACGGTGCAGTCAGGTTTTTCAACGATAAACAAAAACAAATCAACGATGGGAAAGGAAAAAACGACGATGGGGTCAAAAAATAACACGTTGATTCACGCAATTGGCGTCATAATAGTATTCAGCACATTCATGGCTATATTCGCAGGCATCGCAATCGCTTTGATGGTTGTCGGCATATTTTGGGCATTTCAGCTGTTCTTTTCAGTCGGCTGGTGGGCAACACTGTTGGTGTTCATCGCATTGCTTGCGGCATACGCCACCGCACTATCATTTGGGCTTGCATTATTGGAAAGGAAAGAAGAAGCATGAAAGAAATGGAATTTGACAAAGAGTGGTACAGACCAAGGGAAATTGCGCAACGGCGCTTCATCACCAATTCGCTTGATAGCGACAAAGAATCAGCCAACTACGATTTCATTCTTGAAGAAATCAAACGTGGCAATCTGAAAGCACGCAACTATTCGAAATCTGAATACCGACCATATTGGCTGGTGTCAGCGAAAGAAATCAAGGCATACCATGAACGAATCAGTCAAAATCATTGAGGTGAAAAGCGAAGTCATTGACAAGCTTCAGGTTGGTGCATGGACACCAGAATCAACCGACGGCAAGCGGTATCACTTATTCGTGAAAATCTACCGTGGCAATGGACTTCAAAAAGCGGCTGGTGTCGAATTTGAAAACGAAGACGATGCAAAGATGGCACAAAAGCTTGTGCATGGCGTCGTGAATGAGGTGCTTGCATGATTCGCTATACACGCCGCATCAAGAACAAGCACGGCAACCACACCACCATCAAGATATTCACCAACAGCCGCATCAAATTCGCATTCGCATTTTGTCGGGGTTGGTACGAATTCAGCCGTGGCAATTCATACGAATTCAATGACGTGTGGCTATAATGAAAACATGGTCGAAAGCTTTGGGCGGTATGAAACAGCGTGCAAGGGCAAGCGCAAGTTTGCCACTGAAGTCGATGCGCAGCGTGCCGCCAAAGAATTGCGAAAACGTGTTGGCGCAAGGGTCAAACCGTACTTGTGCCAACACTGTCAGCAATGGCACAATGGGCATTTTCGCAGAATCATCAAGGCAATTCGACCACTGTTGACAGAATGAAAGTATAGAAAAGTATTGACAATCACGACAATCTTTGATACACTGATAATGTCAACAAATAAAGAAAGGTCAAATGACGATATGACAAAATCAACCAAAAACACACAGGGTGCTGACGCACCAGCAAAAAAAACAATGCCAGCAACACTGAAGACAGTTGTCACGCTGGTTGAGGTAGTAGCACGCTTCTTGGCAGCATACCTCTTATTGAACAACTTCGACCACATCGTGGCGGTTGCAGCAGGATGGTATTTCCTGATAACAGCAGCCATGGCGTTCGTCGCACTAGTTCACAAAGCATCAAAAAACTAGTCGAAGCAGCCGTCATCACGACGGCTTTGCTTCATATACCGAAAGGGGTATTCTATGGCGAAAACTGACGCCGCAACCGAAGCAAAAAAGCGCAAGACAGAATTGAAGTCACAGTTCGGTGAATTCATACCAGACGGCAGCGACCCTGAACAGTTATACAAACAGTGGGTTTCAGCTTTGTTCGGCAAGGATGAACAACCAGACGACGACATTCTATTTCGTGCGCTGACAATGGCAAAGCTTGCTGGAATCGACATCCGTGGCGGCTTGCTGTACATCAAAGACGGCAACGTCATCATCAACATTGATGGACTGGTCGCAATCGCTGACAAAACTGGTCAGTATGGCGGCACATCGAAAGTCGAATATCAATACGATGAAAACCAGAAAGCCAAATCGGTCACGGTTGGCATCTACAAGATTATTGGTGAACATGTGCTGACACCTGAACAGATTGTGTTCATGGAAGAATACGACACCAATGACGGTTTGTGGGCTGACGCCAAAGACGGCGGCAAGAAGATGTCGATGTTGAAGAAAGTCGGGTTGGCACACGCCATTCGTGCTTCATTCACCACATGTGCTGGTTTGTACATTCCTGAAGAAATCGACGGCGTGCGCAAGAAGAAAGTTGCGAAGACGCAATCTGAAATGGAAACGAACATTCAAAAGGCACTTGCCAAGAACCGCAAAAACGGTCAGTCTAATATTGAAACAATCAAGCCAAAGAAAGTGAAATGACGATATGAATATTGACGCAACCAAAATTTCTTGGCGGCAACTGTTTGTTGCTTGCGTACTATGGATGACAGCACCGATAAGCGTGCCGATACTATTGGTCATCAGCAAAGTCACTGGAACTGTATTTTCAAACGGCAGATTCATCAAAGTCTGGACAAAATAAATGCAGTACAACATCAAGAATGATGGGAAGCTTCACACACGCTTCACTGATTTGATGCGTGCCACACCGCACCAAGTCGAAAACATCATCAAAGAACAATTGGGTGAAAAAGAACGATTCAAGAATGACATTCTGACGTTCGGTGAAACCCGACACAATATGTGGGAAAAAGAATCGAAGCAAACAGGCATGTTGCCAGTCGTGTTTCGTGAAGCTTTTCCAGACTTCAAAGACATGCAAATCACGCACGCTGAAAAAGAGTTCGCAACCGAACTGTTCAAAAACATCGTGATTCACAGCCGACCAGATGGCGTGTCTGTACCTGAAGCCACCGTTGTCGACTACAAGACCATGGTGAAAGGTGCAGGCGGCGCACGACGGTATGCAGCATCAAAGCAATTGCCATTCTATTCGTACCAACTTGGCGTTCACAACATCCGCATCAAACGGTATGTGTATTTCGTCGAAATATGGAATGCTGACTATACAGAAATTGTCGGCTATGACATGTATGAAAAGAACATCGGCTTGCTTGACGTTGCCGCTGTGAAGAAGTGGGCGCATGACCGCTGTGAAGTGCTTGCACTTGGTATGAGAATGGCAGGGTTGTGGCATGGGTAAAATCACACGAAGCAGCGCCAGCGGCTTGCACGGCACTGAAGCACGGTCATGGTGGCGTGGGAATCGAACCGATGACATCAAAGATTTGTGCAAAGATATGGAATGGGAATTCAAACAATTGACACCATACCAGTACCGAATCGAACGTGTTGTTGACGTATACCCGACGAATGGGCGTGTGCATGTGCTGAAGACAAATCGACGAATGGGGTATCACACGGCTGGTGACTTGCACCGAATAGTTGAAACAGAATTGACACGTCTGTCATCTTAAAGTACAGAAAAGTATTGACAATTGAAACACGCTTTGCTACAATAGAAATATCATCAAAGAAAGGATGAACGATATGCAAGAAAACATCAATCTGACACCAGTCAAGCGACAGGTGACAACCATCAGCAACCAAGCTGGTGACCTATTCATTGATTCAAACGAATCATTGGCACAAGCGACAGACATTCTGTCGAAAATCAAAGCAGCATCGAAAGATGTGAAGAACCGCAAAGAAGAAATCACCAAGCCACTGAACGATGCGCTGAAATCAGCACGTTCACTTTTCAAGCCAATTGAAGATGACTTGGCAACAGCAGAACGCACCATCAAAGGCAAAATGCTGGACTATTCAAACGAAGTCGAACGCAAAGCAGCTGAACAAGCCGCAAAGCTTGAAAAGCGTGTCGAAAAAGGCACAATGCGTGTCGACACCGCAATGCGCAAGATGGATGACATCGAAACTGTTGGTTCATCTGTACAGGGTGAAAGCGGTTCGATTCAATTCCGCACCGTTCGCAATATCAAGATTGTCGACCCGACCAAGATTCCATTGAAATACATGATGAATGAAAAGGTGTTGGCAGCAATCAGCGCAGCAGTTCGAACAGACGTTCTGAACGGCACAAAGGTCGATGGCGTTGAAATCGTTGAAGAAAAGCAGATTGCCGCAAAATAGCGGCAATCAATGAAAGGTAGAATGACGATATGCAATACTACACAATCAAAGCAAAGTACATCGCACTATTGGTCGCACAAGCTGTCGTGAAGCAATTCATCGTACCAGTTGGACGTGCAACCGCAGCAAGCATCAAAGCAACATTGGGCTTGCCACACACGATTGTCACGGCAATCGCTGAAGCCAAAGAATCAGCACGTTTCGAAGCCGAACTGGACGCAGCATTGATTGACCGCTGTTTTCTTGACCGTGCATCTGTTGGCTTATCTGAAGAAGAATCAAACCGTATCAAATCACTTGCGAAAGACTTGTGATGAACGACCCATTTGGACGGCTGTTGCTGTTCTTCTTGGAACGACGTTTCAAGCAGCTACAACGCAACAGCGGCATGATGCGAATAATTGGAAAGAAGTTCACCATTTGGGTGACGGAAAGGCGCTGACATGGCTGAAGCATATGACAAAGGCAAAGCATACGAATTGCACGTTTCAAAGCTGATACGCCGCAAGGCTGACAAAGGTTCGATGCGCAACCGTGCCAGCCACACCAACGGCACACGTCGTGCTGACATCTTCACGAATCTACCGATTCACGTTGAAGCGAAGCACCACGAAACAGTGCGCATCAAAGAATGGATGGCACAGGCTGAAGCCGCCAAATCATTCAGCCAAACGGCTGTGGTGGCATTCCGCATTGATGACATGGACTACGCTTGTTTGAATCTGAATGACTTGCTTGACCTATTCGTTCAAATAGCTGATATGCAGCTTGAAATTGACGATTTGCGTGCGCCAGTTGAACATGTAGTCGTGAAACCAGCCAAAGCCGCTGAAATCGCACGACATGAAGCCACAGCGCTTGCAAACAAGGCAGTCGCAAAGAAAGCTGACGTCGTCAAGTACGACAAGAACGGTCACATCGTTGATTCGTTCGGGTACTGTATGCAAAAGGGGTGCAAATACAATCGCACCTATAAACCACCGAAAGCGAAACGATAATGACAAAGAAGAATCAAATCGAAGATGGATTGGCAATCGCACGCAAGAACGTCGAAATGTTGAAAGTTCAGATGAATGATGACATCGACGTCGCAAACGAAATGGCATACAGTGACGCTGAATTGCAACGGTTGCTGAAGCGCTTGCCAGTGGTGATGTTTCAGGCATCACAGAAAGTTGTGCTGAAGTTCATCGACTTCAAAGACGCAAAACGTCTGGTGAAAAAAGAAATGGCAATCGCTATGATGAACGCAAACGCACGCAAAGACAAAGACGGCTTGACCGCTGAATCAGACCGCAAGGCATGGGCGCAACGTCAAGCCAACGTCGAGAAAGCAGAGGTCGCAGAAATTCAGGCTGAAGCCGAATACCGCATGGCTGAATTCCATTTCCAAGCTTATGACAATCTGTACATGGCTGTGAAGAAGATGGCTGATATGCGAATGGCTGAAAATGCCGCACAGGAAAGGGCAAACCGATGAATGGATTTGATGCACTTATCGGTGAAATTGCCCACACGGTTCAACCGATATTCAAGCAAGCTTTCGATGTTGTGTTGCCAGTCTACACACAAATTGTGAAGCAACAAGAACAAGTGGCAGCAAACATTGCTGAAAATATGAAGCGTGAAAGATTGCGTGAACCATATGACGACTATCAAATAAGAAAATGGCTTTCACAAGTGCCGCACGGCGGCATGGTTGGTGACAAGGCGGTGTTGATTCTGTATAATGAAGAACATCCGTCGCAGTCACTTGTGATTGTCGAGGACACCAAAAATCTATGAATATTGACTATCGAAAATTGATTCTTGCATTCGTTGCAGCGGTCATCATCGCAGTACCAACAGCAGCGGCATTCCAGAATCGAACAAATCAGATTGAAGCAGAACGGCAAGACAAAAGCCGTCTTCAGATTGACATTCAAAAGAAGTCATCTGAACTTGAAAAGCTGAAGATTCAGACTGAAGAACAGCGCAAAAAAGACGAAGCTGAAAAGCAGCGCATTCAACAGGAAAATGAACAGCTGAAGAAAGATTTGCAAGCCAAACGTGAACGACAGGCTGAAGAACAGCGATTGGCGGCGGCACAGGTCACACGACCAGCCGCCGTTGCCGTCAGCGGTGGTTGTGAATCATACCGACCATTGGTTCAGAAATACTTCGGCAGCGCCACACCAGCCGCCATGATAGTGATGCAGAAAGAATCGGGTTGCAATCCAAATGCTGTTTCACCGACCAACGACCACGGCTTGTTTCAGCTGAACGCACAACCAGTGTACGACCCCGAAGCAAACATTCGCATCGCACACGCCAAGTTCGTATCACCACGCCGTGGCACGAATCCAAACTGGTCAGCATGGTATGCAGTTTGTACGCCGAATCTTGTGCCAAAGTACGATGGCATCTGGTGTTCGTAAACATAAACAGATAGAATGGTTTCATGACGATAGAAACGCCGACATCATTCCGACCTTTCACCACTCGTGAATTGCATATCGTCATTCGGAACTGGTGTCGGCTTTTCTGTTGCCAAACGTGATTCAAAGTATGGTAAACTATTGACAGCATAGACGATATGCAGAAAGCGAGGGTATAAAATTGAAAAACTTCTTCAAACGTAAACCGAAGCAGCAACCACCATCAAAAACAGTGCCGCTTCAAACAAAAGCATCACCAAAAACGAAAGCAGCGATTGCATTCTTTGAGGGAAAGAAATCAGCTGTCGACCTGATTGAAACAGACCGACGCCGCAAGTTCGTTCATAGTGGCTACACCAAGACAAAAGTCGACCACTTCTTTGAATGGGTCGAAAAGCAGCCATGGGGCATGTGGGCTGTGTACGCACTAGCAACCGCATTCATCGTTGCTGTCGCTTATTGGGGCATCAAGCAATGAAGCGCCGTGTTGTGAACGCCATCGGTTTGGCGCTTATCATAGCAGCCGCATTCGGCATCGGCATGTGGTTCATGTATTTCATCATGTGGACTGATGTATTCACCAAGTTCATCGAAATGGCTGACAAGGTGTTTGCATCATGAAAATCGCATTTCTTGGGAACTTCAACGTGCCGTTCACCAGTGAATCGCACTACGCAGCAACATTCGAAAAGATGGGTCACAAAGTGATTCGCTTGCAAGAACCTATGGTGACCACAGACAGGGTGTACCAAGTCGCAAGCGGCTGTGACATGTTCTTTTGGGTTCACACGCATGGATGGACGCTGAAAGGCAACCGCACCATGACTGAAGTCTTGCGGCGGCTGGAACGGCTGAACATTCCGTCAGTGGCATATCATCTTGATTTGTACATGGGTTTGAATCGCTGGAATGAATACCACGACCATGAATATTTCAAAGTGAAACACTTCTTCACCGTCGACAAGTTGATGGCTGATTGGCTGAACGCCAACACACAAACCATTGGTCACTATTTGCCAGCTGGTGTGTTCGAACCTGAATGCTATATTGCAGACTTCGACGAACGCTTCAACTATGACGTCGTGTTCGTTGGTTCACGCCGATACCACCAAGAATGGCAGTATCGACCAAAGCTGATTAAATTTCTTGAACAGACATATGGCAAACGATTCGCACACTTCGGCAATGACGGCAAGCACGTCGTGCGTGGTGATGAACTCAATCGACTATATGCAAGCGCCAAAGTCGTCGTCGGTGACACGCTGTGCATCGGTTTTGACTACCCATACTATTGGTCAGACCGCATCTATGAAACCACTGGTCGTGGCGGCTTCATGATTCACCCATACATCAAGGGGCTTGAAGATTCATTCAATCTTGAATCAGAAATCGACACATCAGAATTGAAGCACGAAGTAGTGAAGCATCAGGAAATCGAAACGTATGAATATGGTGATTTCTTGGGGCTGAAGAACCGCATTGATTTCTACTTGTCGCATGATGCAGAACGTGAAGCGTTGCGCATGGCTGGTCATGAACGAACCAAGCGTGACCACACATACACACAGCGATTGCAAACCATAATTGAAACAGTAAAGGGGTGACCATGAAAATATTTGCACATGACCCACGCTTCATCTTTGAGGGTAGAGAAGATTCCAAATCAGATGCCGTTGTGGTGCGTGAAATCTGGTGTGAAAACGTATATGAAGTCTTTGACGGTGATTTGACCGACACAGGCATTGTTGTCGACCTTGGTGCAAACATCGGTGCATTCACACTGTATGCGGCAGCACTTGGCGCAAAGAAAGTGATTGCCGTCGAACCAGAACCGCACAACGTCGAAATGCTGGTGAAAAACGTGGGCGCAAACCGTCACAACGTACCAGATTGTGAATTCATATTCGATGACCGTGGTGTGGCTGGTCGAAGCGATTCAGCATTCATCACCAACGAACACGGCGATTCAGTAGTGTCAGACGTGAAAGAAGCAGGCAAGACACAAATCACATTGGTGACGCTTGACCAGCTGTTTGCAGCGCACAATCTTGAGTACATCGACGTGCTGAAGATTGACATTGAGGGGCTTGAGGGTGATGTGATTCTTGGTGCGTCAGAACGTACTTTGAAGCTGTGTCGATACATCACACTTGAGTATGACCAGCACGCAAACGACCTTGGCGCAATCGTCGAGAAATTGAGCAAGACACATCAAATCAAGTATGTCGGCAGCAATGGCGGCATGTTATTCGGAAAGAGGTATTGAAATGAATCGTCAGACACGTCGCAGCGCAGACTTCGACATCAAAAAGTACATCAAAGCAAGCAACGAAATTGAGGGCATCTATTCTGAAGAAGAAGATGCGCAATCACTGTTGGCATGGGCATATCTTGAACAGCTGGATTCGCTGTCGCACGCCGACATCATGCGTGTGCAGAAAATCATCACGCTTCACCAAGACAATTTGCAACCAAATCAACGTGGGTACTACCGTGGCATGGCAGGCAATCAGACCAACGTCAGTGTTGGCGGCAGGGTCGCACCAGACTATTCACTGGTTGAAGACTTGATGCGCAATTGGCTGTTGGACGTGCCACAGATGACACCGCTGATTGGTCACATTCGATTCGAAATGATTCACCCATTCGTCGATGGCAATGGGCGCACTGGTCGCATGTTGTACTGGTACATTTGCAAGCGCCGTGGCATCAAGCCGACATACTACAATGCCGACGAAGAAAAGAATCGTCAAGCGTACTACCGACTATTTGACCACGAACGTGTCATCAAGCTGTCGAACATGGGTTGGATTATCAAAGACGAACAGGATGCACAGTCATGAAAATCGGGCTTTTGGCATATTCAACAAATACTGGACTTGGTATTCAGACACACAATTTCTATAAGCACATGCAGCCAACGAAAACATTGCTGGTGGACTTGCACAAATTCAATGGCATGAAAACCCACCACGAACGCTTTCAAGACGGTGAAGTCATGCTGACACGAAACATGCCCGATTGCCAGCACATGGATTGGCTGACAAACGACGTCGACATTGTGTTCATATGTGAAACGCCGCTGAACTATTGCTTGATGGAAAAGGCAAAAGCAAAAGGCGTGCCAGTCGTGTTGCAATTCAACTATGAATTTCTTGACTACCTGAACCGCAAAGACATTGAAGCGCCAGCAGTATTGGCAGCACCAACAATTTGGCACAAAAAAGACGTCGAAGCACTTGGAATCGCACCAGTGCTTGATTTGCCAGTGCCAACAGATGGGTTGGACATCAACTATCGGGAAATAAGCGAGTGTCGCACAATATTTCATATTGCTGGAAAGCAGGCAATTCACGACAGAAACGGCACAATGACATTCATTGAAGCCGCTGTCAAGTGTGGCAACAAGTTCAAGTTCAAAATATACGCACAGCAATTGGACGGCACGACTGAAACGCTTATCAAAAAAGCGCAGCAGTCAATCGACTTGGAAATCATTCGTGACATTCCAAACTATGCCGACATGTACAAAGACGGTGACGTGTTGGTGATACCACGCAAATATGGTGGACTGTGTTTGCCGATGCAAGAAGCTTTGGCGGCTGGAATACCAGTCATCATGCCCGACGTCGAACCAAACGGCTATCGCTTGCCAAAACAATGGCTTGTGCCAGCAAAGCGTGAACGGTCATTCATGACACGCACGCAAATCGACATATACGAAACCGACCCGAATCATTTGGCTTTCAAAATGTGCCAGTTCGGTGACCGTGAATTCATGTCGTGGTCAAACAAAGAAGCAATCGAAATTGGAAAGGGGCTATCATGGAAACAACTCAAACCGTACTACCAGACAGTGTTTCAGCAGATAATCGAATCAACAGCGTCTTGATTGTCATGCCGCTGACACGCAAGTGGGCGGTAGAAATGCAGGCAAAGCAGTTGGCGGCAATGAACCGCTTCACTGACATCACAGTCGAATTGCTGGTGTTCATCGACAACGTGGACATCACAGAAAGCTTCATCACAGACAAGTTTGAAAAGTATGAAGTGCCATTCGCATACAGGTTCGGCAACAGCAAGCGTCAAGCGCCGCACGAAGTTCGTTTGTTCTATCGACGTGAACGAATCAAAGAAATGTTGGGCATGGTGCAAGACACCATTCGTGGCATGAAGCGCCAGTTCGACATGCTGTTCATGGTTGAAGATGACACGGTGATTCAATCTGACGCATTGCAGCGGCTTTTGAGCGACTACAAAGAAGTGACCGACGCAGGCATGAAAGTTGGCTTGATTGAGGGCGTACAGGTCGGCAGGCACGGCATACGCATGATTGGTGCATGGCGCACTGATGACATCGAAAACCCGACCAAAGTGGCAACGCTACCGTTCAACAAGTCGTCATTCTTCGAAAAGATTGATGGCGGTGGGCTGTATTGCTTCATAACACCGATGCAACTGTTTCTTGACCATACGTTCTATTGGCACGATGAATGCTTCAGCGTTGACATGACCTATGGGCTGGAACTACGCAAAAAAGGGTACATCAATTTGATTGACTGGACGGTCATCACTGGACACGCCGACATGCACGGCAATGTTCTATACCCGAATGACAATTGCACCGTTGCCGAATATCACAAAGTTGGTGACGAATGGAAACTTCAAAACAATAGAAAGGGTCAAACATCATGAACAAGACCATCACAATCGACGTCAAAGCCAATGTGAAGCATCAGACACGTCGCAGCATACGTTTCTGGTTCGGTATCAGATTGATGATACTTGCGTCATGGCTTATGAAAACAGAAATCGAACTGGAACTTGAAGAACATGAAAAATCGGCTTGAATTCGTTGAAGCACAATGCGAAAAGGTTGATGGCTACATTGACGAAGTACGCCATGAAATCGAACGTCTGATGACGCTTGAAGAAAAGCTGATTGAGGGCAAAGAAATGTGGGAAAGCCGCCGAACCGAACTGTTGCAAGCAATGGGTCGTGCGGCAGTCGTACCAATAACAGCAAGACCACGGCTGACACTAATCCAAGGGGGTGCAGAATCATGAAGCAAGTCACAATTGCATTTGACTGTGATGGCACATTGCTGAACAACACCAAACAAGATATGGTGGCAAATGAGCGCATACGGTCATTATTGGTCGCACTAGCAAGTTTCAAGAACACACGCATCATTGTATGGTCGGGTGGCGGTGAACTATACGCACGGCAAGTCGCAAGGGCATTGGCAATTGACAAGTACGTTGATGACTATGCAGGCAAGAACCCACAACGCACAGTGGGTGTCACTGAAACGGCAACACGGCATGTATTCAAACCCGACATCATTCCAGACATCGCAATCGACGACATTCAAGACTGTGACTTGGGTGTGCTGAATCTGATTGTTCGGGAAAAGTAAACAGAAACGCTATACTAGAAACATGAGCAACACGCAAAAACCACTATCAATGGACATCGTTCGGAAAATTCCAAAGAAATCCGAAACTGAAGCTGAATTCAATCCATACAAGGGGCATGAATATCGGCTGTTCTTGATTTGGCGTTCATTGCCAGTGACATTGCGTGGTATATCTGAAGACGATGCCGAAAGTCGTGGTGTGAAAGACCCCGAAATCATGGAACTGATTCAGTTGCGCACGTTGGGTGATTTTGCCAAACGATTCGGAATTTCACCAGACACTTTGACCGACTGGAAAAAAAAGGAAGTGCCAGCCGAATATCAGATGATTGATTGGCGCTATTGGGCAAGGGAATTCACACCTGAAGTCGTTCATCATCTACTTGAGGGAATCAGGGAAAAGAAAAAAGCAGACGCCATCAAACTGTGGTTTCAAACGGTTGATGGTTTCGTCGAAGAAACAGCAGTCAACAACAAAGCAACCGATGCACTTGATGCCGTTGCCGACTTGATTGATTCAGTAAACAGAAAGGCTGACGCCAGCGATGGACAAGACACTAGTCAAGAAGACGATTCAGACCAGCCGCCAGCATCTTGATATTGCGCTGTACGCTTCACCCGAAGCGCAATTGAAAGCTGAACGTGATATTGCAAAGCGCCTATGTGCGCAATTCTTCAAAGACGACGACGGCTTGCCATTCCGACTGACTGACGGTCAAGCTGACATCTTCGGTGCAATCGTATTCAAACGGCATCTTCGTGTACAGGTGGAAACCACCACGCAGTATGGAAAGTCTGAAACCATATCAATGGCGTTGCTGTTGCGGTCACAGTCGAAGAAAGAGAAATGGACGGTGCTTGCACCAGACCAAACCAAAGCCGACATCATCATGGGCAAAGCGATTCAGCACATATTCGACCATGAAGTGTTCATCGCACAGATTGAACTTGAAGATTTGCCAAAGGCTGAAAAGCTGAAGCACAAACGAAACCAAGAACGCATCACATGGAAAAACGGCGGTGAAATTCGCACACTGACGGCTGATGCCCGAAACCGCAAGCGTGTGAAAGAATCGCTGACTGGTCAAGGGTCACGCAACATCATCGAAGACGAAGCCGCATTGATACCAGATGACTTGCAAGCAATGGTGATGCGCATGTTGGGTGGCTTCAAAGATTCGTTCTTGATGAAGATTGGCAATCCGTTCTACAACAACCACTTTGAACGCACCAGCAAGTCGAAGAAATATTTCAAAATCCGTGTTGATTGGCAGCAGGCTGTGAAAGAGGGGCGCTATACAATCGACTTCATTGAAGAAATGCGGCAAGAACCATTCTTCGATATTCTGTATGAAGTCAAATTCCCACCGAAAGATGAAGTGGTCACAGGTGGCTACCGTCGTTTGTTTCCTGATTCGCTTATTGAAAACGCCATCATCAGTGAAGAAGAATACAATGCAATGCTTGCTGACGATGAACAGGCGCACGAACTGGAAAACGGCACAAGGGTTCTGAAAGGTGAACGCCGACTTGGAAACGACTTCGCTGGTGGCGGTTCAGACCGTTCGTCATTCGTTTTGCGCACACCAGCTGTCATGAAGCTACTGGAAACCAACAAGACCGATGACACGATGCAGCACGTTGTCACAGTGCAGAAATACAAAGACCATTTCGAAGTCAACAGCGGCAATGTCGGCAATGACTATGGTGGATTGGGTCAAGGCGTATCAGACAGGCTGTATGAACTTGATTGCTATGTGAACAAAGTGATGTTCGGCGGCAGCGCACCAGAACCGAAGAAGTACAAAAACATGCGTGCGTACATGTACTATCAATTCAAAGTGTGGCTGGAAAATGGCGGCAAAATTGTGGATTCACCAGAGTGGCAAGAATTATCTGTTGTATACTTTAAGACAGACAGTTCGTCAAGATTCCAAATCGAACCGAAAGAAGATTTGAAGAAGCGATTGCGTGAATTGAACATGACTGTCACTTCACCAGACGTTGCCGATGCAGGCGCATTGACCTTTGCCGACAACACGGAAATGATAGACGATGATGATTTTGAAGTCGTGTGATGGTATAGTAAACGTAAGAAGAAAGCAAGGGTGAAAAAGCAAACGATATGGGAAAAATCACAAACGCAATAACACACGGAATCCAGAGGGCATTCGCATCAGCTGGTGAATCATTCAGCACTTGGCAAACATCATATTCACGCTATCGTGCGAAGCGACAATTTCTGAAGCTATACCGTGGCATTGTGATGACTTGTATCAGCGCCATCGCTGAAGACGTTGCCAAATACGAACCGATATTCAACAAGAAAGACAACCGCACTGGAAAGCTGACACAGACGCAGCATGAATTTGAAAAGGTGCTGGAACGACCAAACGCACGGCTGACATCGAAGTTTGATTTGCTTGTTGCCACACAGTCGTTTCTTGAACTAGTCGGCAACGCTTATTGGTATCTGTCAGTTGAAGAACGAAGCCGCAAGGTTCGTGAAGTGTACTTGATGCGACCAGACCGTGTGCGTGCAGCCATCGGCAAAGATGGTGATGTCATCGGCTACACATTCCGTGACGACAGCGGAACTGAAATCCCACTGGACGTTGACGAAGTGCAACACTTCAAGACATTCAATCCTGAAGATGAATACTATGGCATTGGTACGGTTGAAGCAGGCATCATCTACATTGAAACCGAAGAAGACACCGCACTATTCCAACGCAACTTCATCAAGAATCAAGCATCACCATCAGGTATTTTGACCATCAACGGCAAGATTGAGCGTGAACAGTTCAAGAAAGTCAAAGCCGCATGGAAAGAGAAAACAGAGGGGCTTGCCAACGTCGGCAAGACTTTGTTCATTCGTGGCGCTGACGCATCATTCACCAAGATTGGTTTGTCACTTGGTGACTTGGACATGGAAAAGCTGAAGTCATTGACTGAAGACAAAATCTTCAAGATGTTCAGAATGCCAAAGTTCATTCTTGGTGACTTCGACCAAGGTGGTTTGGGTCGTGCCAACATCGAAGCTGGTGACTATGTATTCAGCAAGCGTGTCATTGACCCGAAGCAAGTGCGCTTGGATGACGGCATTCAAAACATTCTACGTCGCAACTTCAAAGAAGAAGCAATCATCGTCAGCCACGTTTCACAGATACCCGAAGACGTTGACCGACAGCTGAATGAAGAAGACAAGCTGGTGAACCGTGTGATGACAGTGAACGAAGTGCGCCAACGCCGTGGATTGCCAACGGTTGGTGCGGCTGGTGACCGTCTATACATCCCATTCAACATGACATCAATTGAAGATGCTGGAAGCGATAACAGCACAAAAGCGGTCAAGACAGTACGCCGCATCACGGTTGCGAAAAAGGACGCAGCCGAATCAACTTTTTTTCAACAGCTAGACAAGATTGACGCCAAAGTCGTCAAACGCTACAAATCAGAGTTGAAGAAGAATCTGAAAGCACAGCAAGAATTCGTCATCAGCAACTTGGCAGCATACGCCGCATCAGTACAGGACGGCAGCGCCACCACCAAAGCATATGAAGAAATCATGCCGTCTGAAGCCGAAGAAGCTGAAAAGTCACTTGAATGGTTGATTCCATTGATGCTTCTTGCCATCCAGCAGGGTGCAGAAACGGCGTTGGCGTTGCTAGACAACACAGATGACTTCATATTCAGCACAAGCGCACAGAACGCCGCAAAAGAAGCCGCACGACGTGTCATGACCGACTTCACCAAACAAACCGTCGACAAACTGAAAGCTGAAATCGCAGCTGGTGTCAACGCTGGTGAAGATTTGGCGGCACTGACGAAGCGTGTCAATGCGGTATACGAAAAGGCTATTGGCTACCGAACCGAACGGCTTTCTGATAGCGAATCACACAAGACAATCAACAAAGGCGTTCAGCTTGGTTTTCAGCAAGCAGGCGTGAAGCGCAAAGTGTGGCGTGCATTGGGTTCAAACCCATGCCAATACTGTCGTGCTATGGATGGAACAATCATCAGTGTCGAATCTTCATATGTGCCAAAGGGTGGCACAATGGTCGGTGAAGATGGCGGTGAAGTGGTGCAAGACTACGATGCCGTTGAAAACGCACACGCACACGCAAACTGTCATTGCTGGTTGTTTCCAGCTGATTGATGAAGCATATGCACGAACGTGAATTCAGATGTCCATTGTGTGGTCGGCTACTGTTCAAAGGTTTATTCGCTGACTTGACCATGCCATGCAAAGGCACAAAAGAGTTCAAGCACAAAGATTTGATTCGGGTTGTTGTATACCCCGATGAAGCGCTTATGTTGACAGCTGATTCAGCAAGCGATATGATAACACCAGTACAATCCAGAGTGGGCAAAGACCCCGATTGTCGAACAGATACGGCTTGAAGCTGATTTGTTTGGCAACGGGTTGTTTTTATAGAAAGGGAAAGGAAACAAAAGAAAATGAGTACAATTGCAGCAACATTCGCAGGGTTCGGCATTGAGAAAACAGCCGATGAAAAAATACACTGTGGTGCAGTTATTGAAACGGCAACCAAGACCGTTGAAAAAGATGGCAAGTCTGAAGTTGTCGCAATTGAGCGTGCGACAGGCAAAGCGCTTGCATACGGTGAATTTGAAACAGTCGTATCAAACAGCAACGAAGACCGCTACTTCGAAAAGATTCTTGTTGAGGGCATCGACCTGAAGCAAATCAAGCGCAATCCAACTGTGCTTTGGGGTCACGATTATTCTGGACTACCTATTGGCAAAATCACGAAGATTTGGACTGAAGACGGCAACTTGATGGCACGCATCAAATTGGCTGTTGAGAAATACGACTTCGCAAAACAAGTCTATGATTTGATACTTGATGGCGTCATCAACGCTGTATCACTTGGTGGTCAGGTCAAGCAATGGTCAGACGACTACATGACAATTGAAAAGCTGGAACTGTACGAAGTTTCTGTTGTACCAGTTGGCGCACACCGTGATGCGCTTATCACATCCAAGAGTGTCGGCAAAGAGAAAGCCGCCGCACTTCGCAAGTCATTCGCTGACTTCGAACAAGAAGCAATGGTTGACAAAATCAAATCAATGCCGCAAGATGAAATCAAATCGCACATTGCATCACTCAAAGCATTGACTTCGGCACTGGAAACCGCATATGCGGCATCCACGGACACCGAAGAAGACGACGACGATGCAAATGGTGACACGAAAGTGAAAACCGTGCGCCGTCTTGTTCTTGTTCGCAGCAATGCGAAAGCAGTCGACAAAGTTTCCGAACTGTTGATTGCATCTATAAACAATAAACTCAAAGAGGGGTAACGATTATGCCAAAGAATGAGCAAATCGAAACTGTACTTGACGACGAAGCTGTGAAAGCAATTGCAGCCGAAGTCGCAAAAGGTATGGGCGACACCATCAAGTCAACTGTTGACGAAGCTGTCAAAGCAGCTATGCCAGCAGAAAAAGTCGTCAAAAAGAATGTCAGCACCAAGGGTGCAGGCGATGACGCACCAGAGGGTGACGACGACGCTGACGAAGACGAAGCAACAAAGGCACTGAAAGCACTTTCAGCACCGCAGCGTCTTATGCGTTCAGCAATGGCACTCACAAAGGGTGACCGCAGCGCTTTGAAAGCGTTGAACAGTGTTGCAATCAGCAACATTGAAAAAGCAGGGTATGCAAGCACTGACGTGAATGCAGACGGTGGCTACATTGTGGCTGACCCTGAATTCGAAGCTGAAGTTGAAAAGCTTGCAGCTGATTACGGTGTAGCATTCACCGAAGCTGACGTTCGAAACATCAGCACCAACAGCATCAAGACCAACAAGCGTGGTTCAAACGTGACCATGTACGAAACTGGTCAGGGTGCGAAGAAAAAGGGTACGAAGCTGACAATCGACCGCATTCTTGTTGAACTTCGCAAGTTTGCAGCAATTGCCATCGCAACAGACGAACTTGTTGAAGATGCAGCAATTGACTTTTGGGCTGAAGTCACACAAGGTTTTGCAGAGGAACGTGCAAGAATCGCTGATGAACTAGTGTTCACCGACGACGGCGGCAGTCTGTACAACCAAAGCGGTGTTGGTACTGGTATTCTTGAAACCGCTGGTGTTGCAACTGAAACTGTTGGTGCAGCAATCACCTCAATCACTTGGGATGACCTTTTGAACGCTGAAGCGAAAGTGCCAACAGCAAGTGCAAAGAACGGCAAGCACTACATGCACCGCACCGTGTGGAATGTTGTTCGTCAGAACAAAGCAAGCACATCAGGCGAATACATGATTCCGCTGACATCAGGCACACAGACACCATGGGGTACACCTGTTGTTCTAGTTGACGTCTTGCCATCAGTACAGGACGGCGGCAGCAACCGTGGATTCACAGTCTTCGGTGACCTGAAGCGTGTCAAACTGTACGTCAAGCGTGGACTTGTTCTGACAGAGGGCAAAGAAGCCACTGTCACCGATGCAGATGAACAAGAAGTCAATCTGTACGAACAGGACATGTCAGCACTTCGTGCCGTTACACGCATGGTTGCGCTTGTCAAATTCCCTGAAGCATTCTGTGTCATCGGCACTGGTACTGTTTCCTAATATCAAAATAAGTAAGTAGAGAAAGGAAACACATATCATGGCGAATATTGCGAATGTACGAATCGGTGACTGTGACGTCTTCTTGAACGAAGTGCATTTGGGTCACACCAAAGGCGGCGTTGAATTCACTTTCGAACGTGAGTTTGAAGATTTAACAGTCGACAAGTACGGCAACATGCCAGTCGATATGGCACTGACAGGTCAGAATTTGCTTATCAAAGCATTCTTGGCTGAAGTGACGAATGACAACTACAATGTTGCCATTCCAGAGGGGGCATATGCACTTGGTAGTTCAGACGACAAGCTTGGGCTTGGTCGTGATGCAGGCTACCTATTGCGACAGGATGCGAAGCCATTGCGCTTGCACCCACGCAACCGTGCAGCAAATGACCTTTCTGAAGACATCTACATTTGGCTTGCGGCGTCAGTTGAAAACGTCGAAATGGGCTTCAAGATTGACGAACAACGTGTTCTTGAAACCACATTCCGTGCGTTCGTTGACGAATCACAACCAGATGGCAGCCGTCTTGGTCGCATCGGTGCTGAAGCTATTTCGTAAGAAGTGGCAATCGGGCAGCAATCAGAGGTCGGAAACGACCTCTTTTTGTTTGTGCTTTTGTAGTATAATTTGAATATGGGTACAATCGACGAAGCATTGAAGCGCCGCAAGGCAATCAGCCAAGAACAAATCACACACCGTGCGATACTTGAACCTGAATTGACCCGAAAGCCACAATCGTCGAACGAACAGCAAAAAAGAAAGAGGGTGACAAATGGCATACGCAACACAAGCAAGCGTTGAATCAGCACTTGGACGTTCACTGACAACCAGCGAAGCAGCTGGTTTGGATGCTTTATTGGCGGCAGTTGACGCATTCATCAACAACCGAATTGGTACGTCATTTGAAACACCAACCGAAGCAACACGATACTATGACGTTGAACGCAGCCGCATGGTTGACGTTGACCCATTTGTCGTTGCTGAAGACAAACCACTTCGTGTGTTCTATGTGGACGCTGACGAAAATCCAGTTGGCAGCGATGTCGACACAAGCGACTATGAAGCACGACCACGCAATGAAACGGTCAAGACATGGCTTCAGCGCCGTTCAGGGTATTGGGGTTCTGGTTGCCCATCAAACGTGACCAACTTGGCTGTCAAAGCATTCTTCGGTAGAGGTGACGCACCAGCTGACATTCAATACGCAGCATCATGGCTTGCAGCACAATCAATCAGCGCACAACTTGGCATGTCATTATCAGTGAAATCAGAATCCATTGAGGGGTACAGCCGCACGTTTGCAGACATGACGAAAGACAACGTGCAAATCACCGCAATCTTCGACAACTACAATGAGGTACTTATCGGATGATTGACGGCTATCTTGTCGACCAGTGCGAATTGATAGCCACCACCAGAAACGATTTTGGTGATGAAGTAGAGGGCGTCACGCAAGTCTTGCCATGTCGATGGCGTGACATCACGCTTGTGCGCCGTGGCAGCCATCAGGACACGTCAGACGCATCGTCATTGGTACACTTGGCAGCCGACGCACCTGTTGTGCGTGGTTCTATTCTCAAATACAATGGTGAATATTATCAGGTCGATGAAATCACATACGCACGACGACTTGGCGAAACAACCGTTCAATTCATCAAGTGCGGCGTGACCATCACCAATTTGGGGGTTTCATAATGGGCGCAACAGTCACAGTCGAAAACAAGTTGGCAGCATTCACAAGGGCAAATGAAGCCGCCATGGAACGTGCGCTTGAAAGAATGGGCAATGACATCTTCGTGCTTTCACAGTTCAAAGTGCCATACAAGGGCGGTGAACTGAAGAACAGCGGTGAACACTTGCGTGTTGGTCGCTTGCACCGTCGTATTCAGTACGGTGAATCTGGTGCTGAAGCATACGCATCATATCAGCACCGTGGTATGCGCAAAGACGGCACACACGTCGTTCGCAACTACACAACCAGCGGCACGAACAAAAAGTTTCTTGAAGATAGCGGCAAGGTGATTGCACCGAAGTCTGGTTCATATTTCAAACGTGAATTCGAAAGTGTGATGGTATAACATGGCAGCTTTGGACAATCCAATCATTCAGGACATTGCCAACTTCACCGCTGACAATACTTCACTGACTATTCGTGAAACAATCTTTGCTGGTGAACTGAAGCGTGGTGTTGATGGCGTGTTCGTCGTTGCCGCACCGTCTGAACCACCAGACAAGGAAACAGGCATTCTGTATCAGTCTGTTGATTTTTGGGCAAGGAACGCCGACACCGCAAAGGCATTCGAACATCTGACTGAAATCTTCAATCTGTATGACCGACGCCATCACTACACGGCAAGAGGTTATTTCATCCACTTCAGTCACCACGATTCATTGATTGAAGATATGGACAAAGACGCAGAGGGTGCAAAGTTGCTAAAATTAAGCACAAGATTTATACTGAACAGCACAACAGCATTATCATAGAAAGGTATCATGACGATATGACGCAAACACCGCAAAACGACGCAACATTTGACTTGGACTTGGACACACTCGGTCAGTCGAAGAAGCGTGTCAAAATTGGTGGCAACATCATTGAATTCGACCCACCGTCACTTGAAGATTTGATTGAACTTGCGAAACTTGGCAGCAAGCTTCAAAAGATTCAGAACGCTGGTGACAACATCGACATCGACAACATGTCAGAGGTGATGGACAATCTGAAGAACGGTTTGACCAACATTGTGCCAGCACTCAAGGAATACAAATTGAACATGGAACAGCTTCTTGCGCTGATTGACCTGTTCGTCGAATCGGCACAACCAGCCGACACCAAGGAACTTGAAAAGCGTGGCATCAAACTAGACGGTGACCAAAAAAAAACGGCGTAAGGCTTATCAAGATGGTCGCAATATTCTTGCGATTCTATAACGGTTATACGCTGACGCAGTTGATGAAAGAACCAGCACACTGGTTCTTTTCTCTGTTGAATCAAG